GTAGTATTCGAGATCAAGCGACTCGCCGCCGCCGAAGTCGACAGTGAGCGGCGCGCGTTTGTTGGCGAGCTTGGTGACGTTGAGTGGCATGTTAGGCAAGTCCATTCAGGAGGTTGGTGAGGACGATGATCTGCGCCTGGCCGCTGCCCCAGGCGGTATCCTCGGCGAGACACCACATGGTTTTGTAGGCGTAGACGCCATCGGAATCGGAGAACGGCTCGTAGCCGGTCATGAAGGCGCACATCTCGTGCGAGAACTCGGCGTTCAGGCTGTGGCCCGCGTCGATCACCGGGCCGAGCGCATCCACCTTGAAATAGGCTTTGGCGCCAGTATCGTTGTAGGTGGCGATGTAGGCGAGCGCGGTGGCGCTTGCCTGCAACGTCATGGTAAAGTCGTGCTTCTTTTCTTTGTCGATCAGGTCGGCAAAGGAGGTATTGGTCCGGTTGACGGGATAGTAGCCCGCGAAATAATCGGCCGCCTTGAACTCGGCCTCCATCATATCGCTGGAGATGAGCGTCGTACCGACCGCGCCACTGGTGGGGTCGAGGTAGACGTTGGCCTGCGCGCCGGTCATCGGGTTTTGTGGCACCTCAGTCGGGCTGGCGGTCAGCGAGACGCCCGTCGTGAAGCCCTGGTTGATGCCCTCAAAGTCAAAGCTGATTTCCTGCTTGCGGTTGATTTTGTAGCCGAAGCCGGTCATGACGTTGTAGGTGTACTGCTCGCCCGTCGTCTCGCCCATCTGCAACGTCGCGCTCTTGACGGTGCTGGCGTAGGAGCCAGTGAGCGGTGGCGTCCAGGTGTTCGTGTAGACGGTGCTCGACGCCCCATCCAGCGCGCTGGTGGGCGCACCCCACAGCAGGGAGAACATATAGGTGTTCTCGCCGAAATCGCCGGGGCCAGCGGCCTTGAAGCTGCCCTCTTTCCACAGCAGCGCCGAGGTGCCGGGGTACTGCCTGCCGCTACCACGGAACTGCTTGGTGGTCGGTTTGGCGCCGAGCGTCCAGATGTAGGAGGAGAGCACTTTGTTGCATGCCACCGCAGTTCCATGCACACTTTCTATCCCGATCTGGACCTTCTGATTGATTGTTGACCGTACTGCCATGACGGCTATACCTCGATCCTGTAGAGGCCGCCGTGGTGCATCCACAGGCTGCCGTCTTGTCTCACTTCGCCGTAGTCAAGCGCCTGCTCACGGAAGCAGGCGAGCGTGTTATCGGTGTTGCGCAGTGGGTTGCCGCTGGGCTGTAAGAGCGCATCGGCGCGAGCATAGGCGGCGTTGATATTGGTGGCGTCGGCGACGGGACCGCTAATCTTCACCTGGAAGAGCGCGCGGTTGAGGAGCCGGACGCCTGTCCCGCCGTTGGTATCGGTGCTCGATTGTAGCGCGATGATGCAGACATCCGGCGCAGTCCCAGCGGCAGCGGCGTAGCGGTAGATACCGCTCACCAGCCCCATGAAGGTGCTGTCAGCATGGAGCGTACTGTAAAGCAGCGCGTAGCCATTCTGCACCGGATCAACTGCCATATCTGCTATCCCTCACTCGCTAGCGTCTCAAGCGCCAACTCCATCGCATGTTCGAATTGCGGCTTGATGTATTCGATGGCGGGCGTGAAGTAGGGGTGTGGCGGCATGTGCGCCGTCCCATATTCCAGATAGCAGCCGTAATTCGCGCCGACGGCGACGATAGCTGATAACCTGCTTGGCGTCTCGACCTTCTCCAGCAACACTTGATCGCCTTCGGGTTGCTGCACACGGCTGTACGGGTATGGATTATCGCCGCCATCTTCGCCTGGTTCAACGTAGATGCTATTGACCAGGAAGCCCGTGCGCCGCGTCATGACGTTTTCGGTGTTCGCTTTCGCATTCGCCGCCACGTCAAAGGCGGCTTTGCGCACGACCTTACCTGCTACCTCGTCAAGGCGCGCGGCGATCTCGGGCAGCAGGTTGAAGATCACAATTAACTCACCAGCCATAGGTGACTCCTAGACATGCCCTAACGCGCTGAGAAGGCCAACAGACGGCCCTAAGCGCGTTAGGGCTGCATGCGCACGGCCAGCAGCAGCATGGCCGTGGAATAGCTGCTATCGGACAGGTCGGCCTGGATGCGCAGCACCTCGCCCGACGGCATCACCAACCGATCATTGGCGCTGTACGATGTGCCATAGGGCACACGGATGACATAGGAGGTTGCCGAGCCGATCACGTCGCTATACGCCGCCATGATGCCCGCGCTCGGCTTGGCCTGACTCGCCGCTACCGTGGCTATCGTGCTCCAATCCTCGCCAAAGGTGCCATCGCCGTTGTCGATCTTGGTATAGGACTGGATCTGCACGCCGCTGATATCGAGCGCGCTGGTGGCTGTGGCGCGCATGGCGGTGAGTTCGCTGGCGGGAACCATCGTTATTGCTCCCCGCGAATAACATCACGGTTGCTATCGAGCACCGACAACTCCTCGGCATGGTAAACATGTACGAGGTCATCGCGCATGACCGGTAGTGTCCGCACTCGCGCGCGGCAGGCATAATAGTCGCTCATCTTCAGGCACATCGCCATCTGCTGCGAGCGGTGGAACGTCTGCCCGTCGGCGGTGAAATCGTAGGCGGTGGCGAGACTTGCGGCGCGGAAGCGCCACAGCGTCGAGGCCGCCAGATTGATATCGTAGGTTTTGCCTGTGGCGAAGAGCGGCGGATATTGGCCTGGTACCGTGCCATCTACAAAGGGCGTCAGGCTATCAAACTGCCAGTGGCCGACGATGAAGTCAGACGCCAGTGGCGTGAGCACGATGAAATGACCATCCTGGATGACGCAATCCGACTCCCACCAGTGATACTTCGAGAAGTAGTCCGCCCAGATGTAATCCGCCGGGGTGCTGGTCTGTTCGCCAAGATTGACAATGCTTGGCGCGCTGGTCAGCAACTCGTAGCGGACATCATCGCGGGTGTCGTCAAGGTGGTCCTGGATCTGTTGGTCGGTGAAGAGTTGCGAGCCGCCCGCCGGGTCATTGATGAGCAGGCGTGTCTCGGCGATGATGGCCGCCATCGTGCTACGTACCGTCATCGCCTACGCCTCCTCGCCGGGTATCACAGTCCTCTTGATCGGCTTTGCTTTGGCTGCGCCCACCTCGCCTGCAAGTTCAGGCGGGTTGATTAGCTCGTCCTCGGCGGCCACGTCCGCCGAGGAGGCAGGGGCGGCAGGAAGGACATCGCCCGTTGGGCCTGCCGCCTCCTGCCAGCCCTCGCTCAAGAGGCGCTTGATATGGTCCGGGTCAGTCACCATGAAGATCAGGCCATCCCCACGGCGCCACCAGCGCCGTGGGTCGGGAAGTTCCTCGGGCATTTTTGGAACCTCCACCTATGTCAGATGTGGCAGGATCAACGCCTCCACCGTGCCGGTGGTGCTGGCGGTGAAGTCAATGTTGATGCTGCCATCGGCCTGCATGAACCGCGCAGGTTCCAGAGGCCCGATATAGGTGACGGCGCTACTGCCCGCGTTGGCGCAAACGAGGTCTCCCAAATCTTTGCGGAAGGCGGGCGGGTTCGCCCCAGCGCGAACCGTCAGGCTTTTCGACCCGGCAAAGCTGTTGGTGAAGACAATCACCAGTGACCAGGAGCCTGGACGAGCGGGAATGGCCGAGGACGTGAGCACGATATTCATACCGTTGGTAACATCGACGGCGGTAGTGGAGGAGGCGACGGCAGCCGTCTCACTCAGCGCAGTCAAGGGAAGATTGGTGCGAGCTGTCATGGTGTTTCTTGCTCCTTCACGGCCTGGAAGCCGCTGCTGCTACTCAGTTACGGCTTCTGGAGGAAGGCGACCGCGAGGCCGTAGGGTCGGGTAACTTTGCCGCCGTAGAGGTGCAGCCCTTTGACAGCATCGTTGAAGTAGTCCGGAGGGCGATACGCCTCAACCTTACTGAGGCCGTCGGCGAATGTCCAGGCCATCGGGTGCCCGGCGATGAAGGCGTCCTGTGAGCCACTCGCGCCGCTGGTGCCACCGATGTGCGGCGCGTTGACCGACTCATAGACCGCCATGCCCTCGATCATGCCGAGGTAGGCATCCGCCGCGCTGCCACCCTGGCCCGATGCGCCAGGCGCGCCCGAGTTGCTGCCGCCGTCACCGAGCGCGTACTGCGCGATGGCGTTGCGCGCCTGCGCCGTGTTAAAGCTCGTGAAACGGGGGTCTTGCGTCAAGTGTGTTTTGCCCCACGGCGGGATCACCACCCAGCGTCCCTGTATCGGGATCTTGCTCTGCGTCAGGAACTGGCCAAGGATGACAATCTCATCGTAGACCGTCGTGCCGCTACCGACTTTGTCATAGGTCGGCTTATCCACCGTGACAAAAGAGCCGGAGGAACCGGTGAGGTTGGCGCTGGCCGCGTCGGTATAGAGGCCCGCAATGTACTGGTCGATGGTCAGGGCCATGTTATAGCCCGCCCACGCCATCGCCTCGGTCATCACCTTGGGCTTCTGCTGCGCGGCATCCACGTCATCGATGCCAAAATTAAAGCTTTTGGCCTGGGTGATGGTGAGCACGGTCTGCGCATCGGTGAGCACCTGCGGCGCGCCGATGGAGGTGTTCTTGGTGTAATTCGAGATCGTGATATCGCCGATGGCGTTGATTCTGACGGTATCGCCGACGGCGGAAATCTGACCCTCATAATCACGGTTGACCAGATTGCCAAAGACGAGGTTGGCGCGCACCTGCGCCAACATCGTGTCAGACCATATCTGTGGGGTGAAATTTTGGAGTGACATGGAACCCGTGTCTCCTGACTTCTGTCCTCATCACGCCTCACTCGCAGATATGGCCCGTCGTGTTACCGGCCACGTGCCTGGGGATGCGACATGATGAACTGCGTCATCGCCGCCTGTTCGGCGAGCGAGAGCGCGTCATACTTATCCGGTGTCATGCTGCTGATAACGTCCCAGCTCCAGCCGCCGACGGGTCCGCCGCCGGTATTGCGTGCGGGGTTGGCGGGTGTCGCGCCGATGCCACTGGGCTGCTGCTGCCGCTGCGC